GAAGCAACGTCGGAACCACCATTGACGGTTATAGTTCCGTTTGTTTCTATGGTCGTGGTGGGCTTAGCAACAATGGGCTTCATAGATAACCCTTACTTTACTACGCTATTTCGATTATCGCCCCGTTGTACGTAAGGTATAACGCAATTTGTGCAAATGTTCAGTGACGTGGTGATTGACAATGTTTCCAACTGCCACAGGGTCAGTTACCCCATGTACGTTGATTTGGACGGCACCCGGCGCAACGGTCATGTTTCCACCATTGTTCATTCCAGCAGTATGACCATTAGCAACAGCATTTGCGCTATGAGCCAATGTTTTAGCCGTGTTATCTGCGCCACCAATAGTTTTTAGGGGGTTGATGTGAACTGCCCCACCAAGCCACGGTATCCACCCCGTTAGGGCATTCCACGCTTTGATAATCAAGTTCACTGTACCAACAAACCCGTTATACATACCGTCCCAAATGGATTTGCCAAGTTTGGTAATAGTGTTCCACAGGCTGGTAAACCAACCGCCAATTGCGTCAAGACCCTTCATGATTTCACTACCAGCCCACTTAGCAGCATCAACAATGGAGTGCCAAACATCCACAACAAACTTCTTTACGGTGTTCCAGTGGGTAATAAGTAAGTAGGTGACGGCGACCACCGCAGCAATCGCAAGGGCAAAAGGAAGAAGCGGTGCCATCGCAGCCCAGACGGCGACAGCAGTAGCAGTCCAGCCAGCAATCATTTCGGCAAAGAAGCCAGCACCTTCTACCATCAAACCAGCCTGTTCCGCAGCAATAGTGGCGTTCGATGCCGTAGCGACGGCGGTTATTTCACCATAAGCGGCATTGGCTTCCATTGTCATAGTTGCGTATTTCGCAGTGGTTTCGGCAGTAGCGGTAGTTGTTTCAGCAGTTACCGCCCCAGCCATTTCGGAAGTAGAAGCAACGGCATCACCGGCTGCTCGGGCGAATACCGAACTAAAGACGTTGCCCAAACCACTAACCATGTCCTTGATACCAGTAAACATTGGGGCAATTCCACTAAGAACCATAGATAGTTGCATAGCGGAATTAGCCATAGTTTGGAAATCAACTGATTTCTTTGTGCCTATGTTGCCAAGGGTGCCAAACGACGAAAGATTGGCAAATGGGTTTCCACCCATAAATCCCATCGCAGCCATTCCAGCGCCCATTCCAGCGCCCATAAGACCGCCACCCATGCGACCCATACCGCCAAATGCACCACTGATACGATTGCCACGCATAGATTTGGCAATTGTTTCACTAGCAATAGTTTGTTTAGCGACGGATTTGGCAATAAGGGCTTGCGATTCTGCATTTTTGGCGGCAGAAATACCGGGCGTTTCTTTTATTGCTGTAGCAACATTTTTAGCAGTTGTACCTTCAGCCCGACGACGACGGTTTTCGGAAGCGTCTTTGGTAATTGCTTCACGGATTTTTTCCAATTCGTCAAGTGAATGCTCCCCAATTTCCACCAAAGCGTTGGTATTCATACGCTTGATGTCTTCGGGGGTCAATTTGCCCAACAAATAATTCTTTAGTAGGTCGGGGCTTTTTTGGCGCATAGCGGCATACAATTCACCACGCCGTTCTTGCTTGAACGCAGCCTTTTCAGATGGACCTTGCTTTTCAACCGCTGTGCGGTAGCGTTCTGCCACCCGTGCTGGTAGTTCGCCAAGGGCTACCATTTCGTTGATTTTGCGATAGGCAAGTTCTTCTTGCCCCTTACCAACACCACGGCGATACTGACCTAGGTATTTCAGGGGATTTGCACCACTGATGTTTCCAAAAGCCTTTTTCTGTACAACTGTAAGGCGAGTCAATGCCTTCATAGCCAATTCAGCACCTTGACCAATAGCCTTAAAAGGCATAAGAATGGTGTTGATGGCAAATTTGGCACCAAAGAAAGCCAGCAATACAAATCCAGCCGCTTTGATTATTCCATTGAAGTGGGTTGAGAATTTTACAACGGCATCAACCACCGTTGCCAAAGTACCCTCAATTTTGGCAAATCCCAACAAAAACTTAGTGAAAAACTGCGCCCCAACTTCAACAAGTGGGGCTATGGCAACAAGAATGTTGGCAAACGCTGTTGCCATTGCTGGCAATACCGGCATAATGGCTTGCAACGCCACCAAGAAGGCTTGCATCAGGGCGTTTAGCGTTCCGTCCTTTTCCATCTTTTTGAATACATCCATCAACGCATTTAGACCTGGCATCAAAGCCTTGACAATGGTGTCGGCAAGGATACTGAAGTCGTTGATAAGTGACTTCATTGCTTTGTTGCTGAAAAGCGAATTCAGGTCGGTGGCAATGGTCGTAATAAAACCAAAGATTGGCTGAAAGACTTTCATAATGGCTGGGATAACGCCATTGACCATAAGGTTGATTAGCGGTTGGAAAGCGACCAACAAGTTACCAATGTCTTTACCAATGGCGGTAGAAATTGGCGTAAATGCTTGCGCAGCGGCAGTAATGACGTTCAGCAACGGCTGAAGAGTTACCGTCAAAATGGAAGCCATTTGGTCAAGAATTGGAAGCAGACCCGTACCCAATGTCTGCATCAGCAGTTTGAGGTCGTTCTGCATACGTTCCACAGGGGACATAGCGGCTTCAGCAGTACCCTTAGTGTGCTTGTCAATCAACGTAAGCAACTGCAACTGCGCCGCCATAAGACCATTCATGGCAAACGTTCGACCAAGGCGCAATTTTTCGTCCCTAGACAGTTGGATACCCATACGGGACATTGAACTCAAGTGCTTTACGGGGTCAACCAAGATACGAGATAGCATTTTTGCCGACCCAGCAATACCACTTCCGTTAGTACCCATTGTTGCCGCAATGTCGGAAGCGACGCTTAGCGTTTTCTGAAAAGCCTCCGTGTGCTTCTTGAACAAGTTGGCAAGGTCTTGGTTTGGAAGCAACAAGTTTTGCGCTTGGACAATGCTGTTCTTTTGATAACCCGTTTGCAACGAAAGGGTCGTTGCCTGTTGGTCAAGTAGTGCTGAATACTGTTCGCCCAATGGCTTTAGCGCACTAACCGAACCGGCGACAGTAGTAAGTTTGCCAACAAAAGCAGAATTAGCCAAATTCTGGTTTTTGATTAGGTTGGCTTGTACCGCCTGCATACTTTCTTGCGCCGAAGCAAGTTCCATTCCCTTACTGAGAATGTCTGCAATTCCGCCAATTACAAAAGACTTGGTAAGAACTCCACCAAGGTCACGGAAAAGAAGTCCCATCTTTCCCGTAGCGGCTACGGTATAGTCCACCATCTGGTCAAGGGCTTTGTGTGCTGGTGCTGGGTCAAGGTTTAGGATTGCCCTAATCTCGGAACCGGAACTCATCATACTCATACGCCACCCCCTTCCAAAAAATAAAACGGCTAAACACCTAGTGAAATCGTACTAGGGGTTTAGCCGTTTCTTGCTTGCTTCATTGCTTGTTCCTGCTCAAAGGCACGAAGTTTCCATACCGCTTGCCATTCAATGACTTCGGCAGATGAAATGGGTTTGTGCGCTGGTGAACCGTCTAGCAACTCGCCAACAGTCCTACCAAGTTTTTCCGCTAGTTCGTAGAGGAATCGTCGGTAAGGGTTGGCGAGAAGTCTTTTCCCGCTTCGTCCACCGCCGAAGTACCGTCTGCATTGTCCACCATTCCACTAAGGCGCATGGCGGTGTTAGCAATAAGTTCGATAGGTGCTGATGACTTTGCCATCAAAGCCTCACGGTCAGACTCAAAGAACACACGCTCGCCCGTGGTGGGGTCGTAGGTACACATAATCACCATGTCGGGCAACAGTTCCTGAACGTTGAACTGACCACCGTTTTCGACGGCGTTGGCAATCATCTGTGAACGTGCCTTTGCGGTCATGGATTTCACCATAACAGTGACGTTCCACTGGGGAACAAAAAGCGTTTCACTTTCAATGTCATCCGTGGCAAAAATCTGTGCTGAAAGCGTGGACATAAAATCTCCTACTAGGGTTTACCTAGTAGTGTAGCGTACTAAATCAAAGCACGGGAGACTGAACCCGTGACCATCAGTTCAGCATCAAACGTAATTACGCCATTGACTGACGACTTCAAATCGTACTTGGTAAGGACACCCTGACCGAAATACTTAGGCGAGGGGTTTCCACCAACAAAACCACCAGGGTCAGCAGGGCCGTACACGAACGAAATAAACGAACCGGGTACGTTTTGGTACTGAAACATTTGTTGGAAGATGAAGTCAAGTCCACCATTCGTTTCCGAAAAAATGGTGCTGGAACCGTCGTAGTGACCGCTAAACGTAAGGCTGTAGTCCTTCAGACCAACAATGTACGACTTGACACCAGTGGCGTTGAAAGACGTAGTTTCAGCAGCCTCAACCGCAGTCGGCAGGGAAATGTCGTTGATGTACGGTGACAAATTCAGCATTGGCAAGACGTAGCCCGTACCCGACGTAGACGAAATAGACGAGTCAATGGTGTTGTTCCACTCGTAGTTGGCTGTTCCAGCAGCAAAATATCCCGTAGTAGAAGCGCTTTGGAAAACAACGGGGTACGAAAGGGATGGCATAGGAACCAT